GCCATTATCGTCTACCATCAGGTTGTATATCAATTTTGAAAGTGCCAAATCTCCAAGATTGACTAATACCATCATTTTCTATTTTAATATTAACAAACCTTCCTCTGGCTCTTGTATCTTTTTTATCAGTAGTTGGTGTAATTGTAAAGGGACTCAACGCAGTTGCAGTGCTAGATTGTTGAGGATATCTTTTTACTGCTAAAGTTACTTTTGCATTTCCTTGTAAATCTTTAAAATCAGGTATAAATCTTCTAATCGCTAAAAACACTTCTCCAGCTGTTCCTTCTGCTTGTAAATCAAAATCATATGATTTTACAAATGATGTAACAGTTGTAGTACTACCGTCAGGGTTCACTTGATCGGTACCTACTTCATGTTCAAAAAATACTGTTTGACCTAAACCTGATTCACCAATAATTACCGGGAAAGTTCCAGTATCTGAACTATTAAATTTAGTTGCAAAAGGTTTTGGATATACACTAGCATCAATCCAAGTTGTTCTAGCTTCGGTGCCAATATACCAAACACCTTCAGGTATTCTTTCACCTTTCCCTTCACCATAGTTATACACAACATATTGATCGTTATATTCAGAATTAGTAGAAGGATAATACCAAGTTACTTCAGTGAATTGATTATTTAATCCTGCATAAACTTGCTGACCTTTTGTAGTGTCTGCTTGGTCATAAACATAATCTTCAACAGAACAAGCTAAAGATTTAACAGTACCATCATACATAAAGAAACCATTGTTAGACATCCAAAATGCAACACCATCTATTTCAACAGCTGCATTTTTACCAATCAATCCACAGTTTGTACCTACTTGTTCAAAACCAAATGTAAAAGGTGCACCGATAAATTTCATCGTATACAACGCATTATCGGTCCAAATTAAAATAACTTCTTTACCTTTTAATGAACCAATAATTTTAGTTCCATCTTGTAATCTTTGTGTACCTGCTGTGTTTACAGCAGTTGGAATATATAAGTTAATATTTTCTTGATCTGAAAATCTTATAAACATATCATCTTGAGTAGACGTATCACCAATAGTTGTTTCAGTTCCTAAATGTATTAAGTGTCTAGTTGTAGGGGAAACAAGTGTAACTCTACTTGCAGTTGGATTATTAGTTGTTTCAAATGCAAATGTCGTTGTAGATGCTCTAGTTACCAGTCTTGCAGCGTCTCCTGCATTCCATGTAAATGTTTTTCCATTTGCAATTGTTGCAACAAGAACTTGTCCAAAATTACTTAATGACCAAAGACCTGGTTCAAGTGATATATCATTTGCAGATGAAGCATCACCCCATCCTCCTGTTCCCCAAGTATCTGTACCCCAACCATAACCATAAGATTGAGCAGCAGGTCCTACTTGTTCATAAGGTTTTACATCGATACTTCCACCAGTGCTTACTGTTGCTGTTGCATTAGTTGATTGTGTAATTGTAAATACAGTTGCTGAAGTGACACTAGTTACTTGAAATAATTTATTTTCAAAATCAGAATCTGCATATCCAGTTCCTCCTGGTAAAGTCACATTATCTAATAATACAATATCCCCTGTAGATAAATTGTGATTAGACCCTGTTGTAATATCACAAATTGGAGATGTGTCTGTTGTCGCAATTGTTGAAGAAGTTAAATTAGTTTTTAAAGGTGTAATATCATACAACTGACCTTCAAAATAAATAAGTAAAAATTTATCTGTTCCTATTGCAACATATCTATTTCCATCTAAATCAACAAATGCAAATTGTTTTCTTGCAACTCCAACAATTGTATCTGTAATAAGTGATGCCCAACCACCAACTTTTTCTGGTAATCCATATCTAAATCTTACATTATCAGAATCAACCCAACGCTGTTCTGCGCCAGCAGATGTATTTTGCTTATCTATTCCCGGTAAGAATTTAAAATCAATTAGAGCCATTTGTTAGCTCCTATATATTATCTTTATATGCCCAGCCTCTTGTTGCATTGACATAGACTAATGTAAATGCTGCTGTATTTACAGATATGGTTAAATTAGCTGCTACACCTAAAATATTAGAACCGTTTCTACCAATTGTTAAATTGTTAGATGCAAAATTATTACCACTATCTATGAAATGAACTTCATCACCCACTGATGGAGATGCTGGTAAATTAATTGTTACTGGTGCACCAATACCACCTCCTGATGTATCTACTAAAACTTGATCACCATTGACTGTTGTGTATGTTGCTCCAGGTGTAATATATCCTTTATGTCTAATACCTAAATTAATATTAGTTCCATCAGAATATAATAAATTTGTAGAAGCTACAGGTATTGCAACACCTGTTCCAGAAACTGTTTTAACGGTTAAACTAAATAAAGATGCAGATCTATCTGTTGCATCTTCAACTATAAAAACTCTTTCAGCAGAGTCTGGCATCGTCACCGTTCTATTCGCTGTTAAAGTTCCTGTAAGTTTAAAGTATAAATTTTTACCATTGGATACAGCACCATTAGATAAGGCTAATGCTACATCTGCTGAGCCAACATCTATTGCAATGTATCCTGATACTGCTTGTTCTAATTGTTGTAAGTTGGTGTTAGTAACAGTACCCCAAGTACCAGACTTTTCACCTGTAGTCATTAACTCTAATTTTAAATCACTCGAATACGTACTAGCCATTTTTCTCCTATGGGTTATCTGGATCTATTGGAATCCAAATACCAGTTGCACCTGGAACCATTTGATTCCAGACACCAGTTGCTCCTGGAATTATTGGAGTCCATGATACCATACTTGCTGTGCCTGTTGCAAGGTTTATTTGATTGCCTGTAATAAGTACCGTTTGATCTGTAGTTATAACTACATTACCTGTTGCTAAATTAACTTGTTCACCTGTAGGTAAAACAATTACTGATTCTCTTACACTTGCATTACCAATAGCAAGGTTTATTCTTTGACCGCTAACAGTTACAAGTATATTTACTCCACCTGGATCAGCAAATGGTGATTCTGCAAATGAAACACTTCCAAAAAACATTATAAACCTCTACTTGTTTGATAAATTAAATCAATATAGGCTACAAATTTTTCCATAGGACTAAAAATTTTTTAAGTTCTATTACGCCTGTGATTCTGTCCATGAAATACGTCCTGTGACGTTGAATGGGTTAGTGTCAGATACTGTTGATGGATCTTCATTTAGTTTGGCAACGACAGTTAGAACATCAGGCCCATCCGGGAATACATTGTTACCTCCCAAGATAGAATTACCTAGTGTAGTAATTTCACCTAGCTCTTGTGTTGTAACAACCGCTGAACGATTGGTTGTACCAGTACCACCTTGTGCTCTAAAATTAAAGATATCAATTCCGCCAGAAATTTCATCCTGGTTATTGTGATAAATCAATTGACTTAACGATGGGTTTTCAACCCTGGCCCAATCTGTGTTAGTTATCAATCCATTTAGACGCAGTGTAATGGTACAGTTGTGCGTTGACAAAATACCAACAGATTTTAAAATCAACTGCATTCGGTTTACAATTTCACGTTCACCTAAAAAGCCTGGCGTATTGGTATCAACAGATGGAGCCAATCTAATACTGATTAGTGGTATGTCATAAACAACCGGCACGCCTGTTGTGGCCACTGTGACTGTATAATTAGAAGTTGTTTCAGTCTCACCAGTTGGCTGTCTATTGATAAGCATCAAAGATCTAAATTCTTCAGTGCTGCTTGCACTAGCACTACCGGCCCTGGTTTTTAAATTAACCTGGTATGGCTGGTTTGGCAAACCAAAAAATGTAGAAGGTACTCTGGTTCTTGTGAAGGCATCAACACTTGCGCCAGTAATTGGCACGTTGTTTGGCACAGAGTTATACAAGAAACTTGGTGTTTTAATTTGCAATGCTCGGCCAAAATTACGCCAACTATTACTATAGAAGTAATAATAATCACCTTGCTCTTCAGCGTTTGCTGCCACGGTTATCGTTGCCTCACCAGTTACCTGGATATCTTGTGAACTAGCTGTAAACTGATATGCGCTATCAGGATCAAAACCACCATCCATAATAACAGAAGTCCCCCAATGGGCTAGCGCTGGTACATAACTTGGTGTTCCAACATTTTCAATTTCATACCTAGCTGGCACGTTTCCTGATCTCATATATGCTTCTCGGAATTTATTGTTATGAATAAACTCATGCACATAAATTACTTTGCCGTATTGATCTTTAAAACCAAATCTTACTTTACCGGCGCCGTACCAGGAATAATCCATGTAAGCCATTTGGATACGAGCCGGGTCTAGATAAAAACCAGATGGGCCAGTGCCATCGCACTTGTCTATATTCCAATCACTTTGAATTACTTTGGTGCTGATTACTTTAGTAATAATCACACCAGTGTTTGTTGATCCTCGGTATGTTGGCAAAATGCTAATGTTCGAATCGTTAGTAATTTTTGTAACAGTGTACGTTTGGCCTTTAATAACAATGTTATCATTCAAACTTAATTGTTTGGAAAACTTTGTATCAACACCAGTAACAGTGCCTGATCTAAACTCTACTGAGGCTTCACCTGAAATTTGTGTTGTTGAGTTTCTACGACAGACAGCCATGTTGGCACCGTCATACTCAAAATATAAACCATTTTGATCATCAAACAGACCGCACCTTAACGCACTGCCAGACCATGACTGCACATAAAATTCTGGAATACCATTTGGACCAGCGGCTGCTGAACCCGGCGTACCAGGCAGCGTCACTGTAAATTGGTATTCATCTATAATTGATGTAACTGGTAAAACGCCATTCCAATAATTTGTGCCAACTGGCTCAATTGCTCCTGACATTACAATATTAAGGCCAACAGCTAGTCTATGTGGGTATCGCGTCTTAATAGTGCCCACTGTACCAGTAGCAGTAAATGTATCTGTTTGGGTTGATGGGCTAAAGTTAATGGCAAATGATACCTGAATACCTTTACCTGATTGATATCTAAAATAACGTCTAGTCTGCCTGATCATTCTACTATCAGGATTTTTACTTGGAATTAACTCAACGCCGCCATCGTATGGACGATGTATAGCAAAGCCATCAGCACGCATTAGTAATGATGTACCGATAGTAAAGTTGGCATCTGTGATTGTAGCTGTTGCCGGTGTGGTTAATTGTAATGATCCGATGCCAGTAACTGCACTGACTGAGTTTGAATAGGTAGCTCCTAAATCAGCTAATACATATGGACTTACTGTATCGCCGGCATCTGTGATGCTGACAATGTTTAAGTTAGATGACGCATCGGCTTCGCTATTGTGCAGCGTAAATGTTGTCGCGGTAATAGTCCGAATATAATAGAACCGGCCATTAGTTGTTCCGGCTGGGGCTGTTGCCGCATCCATAACAACCATTGTTCCAGTTGACATTTCGTGCGCTGGGCTAGTTGTTAAAATTGATGTGTTTGTGTCGATTGATGTAACAGTCTTAACTTCCCTAGTTGGATCTGCATAAAACGAAATAGTGTCTCCAGTATTAAAGAACGATGTAAAGTTAGTATTGGTTCCACTCACTGCTGTTGAGTCAGCATCAACACTAACAGTGCCACCACCAATCACTTCGCCGGTCAAACTTGTAGTTGTCAAGTTTTGAATACCTGTTCCTGGAGAGGTTATTGTTTTATATGTTTCAGCGTTTGCATCAGCCAAACTATCTGCCAACCTAATCCAATTACGACTTACTCTTATTATATAGTAAGTAGTATTTGTAGTTAAACCACCAACTGCTGTTGTTGTGGCAGCAGGTGTGTTTGCTTGACCACCCATACCTGAGTGAACAGAACAATAATAATAAAGTGTTGGAGCAGAAGCTTCAACAATAATTTGAGTATAAGCACCTGCTGAACCTGGTGTACCTACAGTTGTAACTCCTGTAGTATATTCACTTCCACCACCATGTGTTCCATCTGATGTTGTAGATAATCTTAATGGATGTGTAGCATTAGTGGAATCAGATTGATCAAAGATATAAGTATTCCCTTCTGTTAATTCTAAAGTATCTTGTTGAACTCCATCTATAAAATATTTATTAGAACCACTTACATCTTGAACAGTAACTGCAAATGTTATAGGTGTGCCAGTGTCACCATTACTGTAAACTACATCTTGCCCTGTCACAAAATAATGATCAGGTATTTTTATAGCATCTTGTTCAACCCATACTGCAGAATCAGGATTAAAACTAACTTTTCTTTTTGGCACTTCTGATGTTGCTGGTAATTCAAACGATGTATCTGTAGTAATGTTATTAATTGAATAAACACCATCAGTTGCACCAATAGATGTGGCGTTAAATATTTGAGTGCCAACACCTTTGGTTTCTAAATCCACTGCTGTGGTTTTTTGAAATGTTGCTGTTCCAGAATATGGATAAGCAAAATAAATCCTGGTAAATACTTCGTTTAAAACACAACCATCATAATTCAAATGCAAGCTGAATGCGTTGGCATTAACTCTGTAGACATAATAAAACGCACCAGATTTTAAAGGCGCAACTGGTGATGAGCTAACATATTTAACCCGGTCACCAGTAACAAAACCATGCCCTATATAATTGATTTGATAGAAAGCTGCATAATTAGTAGTGTTCTGTTCAACCTCAATTGCATCGCCTGTTACACCATCAAACGTTGTCGTTAATTGGAACTTATCTGCTGTTGCTCCTGACACATAATATGTTGTTCCATTGATCAATGGCAAAATAGGTGTGCCACTATTAGAATTATAGAACACACTGTCTTGGTCATTTAATCCATGACCGGTTGCGTTAATATAATCACCAGTTGCAACAATGGTCTGGCCAATAGGGTAAGTGTAAGTAGTCGCAGCACCATTACCATAGTTAGTAAAGTTCACTGGATCTTGGCTTGCATAATACTGAAATGACAATCTGTTGTCGTTAACTTTCGTAACCTTGTAATAGCTACCATTAATCATACCGCCAATTGCAGTTGAAGTCATGTAATAAATAATTACATCGCCGGTTTCGTAACCATGATTAGGATGCCAAACTGAATTAGCATCCGGAGCACGTTGAACTTTAATCATAATACCAGCATTAACAGCACCAGCATTTAAATCTCTTTTTGAGCCACCTAATTGATTTGAGAAAGTAAGAGTCAAACCATCTGTTGATACGTCTTTAGGATAGACCACCTGACCGCCACCAACTTCATATGACATTAACAGTGTTGAAGTGTTAAACACAGTAAAGTTAGAAAACGTTGTATAGCAAGCCATCAACAATTGATCTTCTCCGGCAGTTACGCCCGGGTTATCAATAAATGTTATGCTATCTGATCCAGCATCTGATGTGCCTGTCGCACGATACCCTTTAACAAAACATGATCTAAGTATGCCAGCTGAAGTACCAGCGGTTGTTAAGTTTACTTTAGTTGTGCCACCTTCAGTAAGTGTGAGATATATAGTGTTTGCATCAACGACCCGAACATAATACCAACGGGTATCAGTCAATCCACCCATAACGCCATTACCATATCCCGTAAAATAAACATATGGCTTATTATCAACAAAACCATGTGGGTCAACAAAGGCAATAGTGTCGTTAGTTATGTCTACTGAAATGGTATTACCAAGAGCCGTGCCTTGAACAAAGAATAAAGCGTCTTCGGGCAACCAATTTACTGGCTGCACGCTGCCTAGTGCCCAGCCGCCTGTTTCACCAGTGGGAACAGTTTTTAATACTGGGGTTGATTCGTAGAAACCATGAATAGTTGTACCAACGCCACCATAAGTAGTCAGGTTGGCTTCGTTAGTATTGGCTGGGTTACGACCAATTCCTTGCAATCTAAATCTATTAGGAAACTCAGAACCAGACGCAACAAGCTCGTAATGGCCATTGGTAGTTATGCCGGTAGGTGTTGATGTACTGTCAAACCAAATTTTATCACCAGCAACCCATTCACCTTTAGGGAGATAAAAACTATTTCGATCACCCTCTGCCTGAGGGATCATTGGTACAAATATACCACTTACAGTTGCGCTGGTTGCGTCCTTAACTGCACCGCCTTCTGTGTCAGAAAACGTTGCTGTATCTGTAGAACCACCAATAGCGTTTAGATAATAAGATCGGCTAACAGCATCAGTTTCAAAATAATTAACTAGGCTTGCATTAGCGACAACGGTGAACCCAGCCAATGTAGTGTACATTGCAAGGTACGGCGTGTCTGATGGGTACACTGTATAATCTTGATCAAAGGTAAATATGTCACTTGTTGTGTTAACTGACGATGCTTTCATTCCGTAAGCAAAACATGAACGCATCATACCACCATTAGCACCTTGGCTAGTTAAATTAACTTTGGAAATAGCTGTTGGGCCACCAGTGGTAAGGTATATTTTTTTGCTATCTGCAGTGGTTCGTACCCAGTAAAGCCTTTCTGTAATACCGCCGGGGTTAGTATTTCCAAGGCCATTAATCCACATAACAGCTTCGCCATCATTAAATACATGATCAACATCAAACTCTACTTCGTTAGTAGTAGTATTAAAATTAACTGTCGAGTCAGCTTGTCCACCAGTAATGATAAACATTCCACGTTTTGGCGTCCAATTAAATGGCTGCGGATTACCAATAGCCCACTTTGATTGATCATAGATGCCAGTGTCTGTTATAGCTGTAACAGTTTCTTGTTTTGTCCTGGTGTTTGATGTCTCTGCGTTAGCAGAATTAAATGAAATATTTTTGCTGCCTAGACTGTTGCTTAAAAAGAAACTAGTGCCAGTACTAAAATTAGTTGGGTGTTCTGTTGTTACTGTAAAAGTAGATGGGTTAGCACCATCTGTTGTAATAGAATTTAAACCAGATAATTGGAATTCTGTTCCCTGATAAACAGAACCAATAAAGATTTGTGTGTAGGTATCTAAAATAGATCCTGTTCCTGATTGAACTGATTTTGCTTTATATTGAAACGTTGTTGCTGTTGGAATTGCAGTAACAATAAATGCACCATCAGCAGATATGCTATCTGTGCCCTGGACAATAATTGGATTACCAATAGATAAGTTATGGCTTTCTACTGTAGTAACTGAAATTATTTCACTAGCATTTTGTTTAGATACTGATGACAAGTTTAAACTTTCATCACCATTACGGCTGTAGAAAGTTGGAATATTTTTTACTAACTCTAAGGTTTCCCATTTTGTAGACTGTAAGCCATATTCAAAGTCAGTATCAATTAAGTTTTCTGGGTTTGACACACGGATTTTTGATACTGGGTCAACATATGTTTCAGCTGGTGAGATAGCAGTGCTATCCATTTCAACAAATATCTGCAATTTATCTGTGTCAGACATAGATGTAGTGTCATATGACAAAACCAGCGTTGTTGTTTCTGCTTCAGTATCTATAGAATAACTAGTAAGGCCAAACTGAGTTTGGTTAAAAAGATAAATAATAACATTGTCTTCTATGTTGTTTATCATCAACAAACGTTCTTGCCCGAAGATACCATCTAAGACAATCGTTCTTGCTGATGCATCAA